AACTGATTTTTTGCTTTTTCTTAGGTTTAGTCGTAGAACAAGCCCAGTGCGCAAGCAAAGCGCTATCCATCAAAGAAATATCCATGTCGTTAAAGTGCGATCGATAGCCAAATCCACCATTTGACCCAATATTCCGCTTGTCGCAGTTAGTGGCTACTTTAGACAGCGATGGTTGACCAGCATGACAGATGGTTTTCTGATAAATCCCCTGTTCCCAAAGAGCATTGGCCACGATGATTTCTTTCACCGTCGGCAGAATCACATTCTTGATTCTATAGTCCTTCAACTCTTCGTCCAGGATCTTTTGCCCACTTGCGCCATCGATGACAATTTGAGCCACGTCGGATTGACGCAAGAAAGCAACCATCCACTCATTCCCATTACGAACGGATTGACAATCGACTGTTTCTACAAAGAAACGGCCATCCTTGGTACGTGCAGCAATGCTCAAAGCCACGTTCGTTCCATCTTGGCCATACTTGATACCAACAGACAACTTGCCAGATAATTCTGGGACATCATCCACCTTGAGCTCATTCCACTCCGTTTCAGAAATAGCGGATTTCTGGTTGTAAGTTGGCCAAAATCCCAAACGTTGGATATTATGGTCTAGCTTATCCTCACCAAGCTCAGCTTCAATCTTACGCTCATTTAAGTGGTAGCCCATGGATGGATTAGAATTATACCAAGCTTCTACATCGTCGATTTCCTTTTCATCAGAAACCGACCACTCAGCCCAGCCAGAATACTTCCCTTTCCCAAAAAGACAAGTCTCACGATACTTGGTAAAGACCGTACCACTCGATACAGGTGTCGGAGGTGTCCCACACATGATTGTAATAGGATTCTCACTATCCGTAACCGTGTATTTCAAAGCAGATTCTTGCTCGGTCGTGTACTCTTGAGCCTCGTCAATGATCAGCATGTCGAACCCTTCACCAAGACCACCATTAGATGTCCTAGTACGAAATTGGATTACACCACCTGTTGAGTATAGCTCGATTCTCTCCTGTCCCTTCGCTCGAATCGAATTGAAATCCTCACCATCAACATACCCCATTTTTTCAAGGTATCGTTTTACCTTTTCAAAAGAGGCATGAGAGGTAGAAATCCTGTGAGAAGTATGTAGGATATTCAATCCTTCATGTAGCCCCCAAATTTCACCGATATATAGGATTTCAGTCTTTCCGTTTCGTCGAGGAATAGAGTAAC